TTATAATAAATTTATTATTGAAAGTGCTGATGATGACCTATCATCAATATACCTAACCTCATCACAAAAAATATCTTTAAAAACATCTCAAACAAATTTAGGAATGGGTGTTGATGTTCAATCTAAATTTGACAAACCATCTGTTATAATAACATCTGATAGAATTTTATTGGATTCAAAATCTGATTATGTTATATTATCAGGAGCAAAGGATATTATAAATGCAACACCATCATGGGCAATGGAGATGGATAAGATGTTTACAATATTAGAAGGGCTTATTCAACAAGTAGCAGATTTAACTGCAGGTACTGCTACATTCGCAACTGGTGTAGGCCCAACGGGCCCTGCTACAAACGTAGCAGATGTTCAAAAATTATTAACCGATTTAAAAATGATGGCTCAATAAATGCCCGTATTATTCCCATCATTTCAAGCAACGGTTGCACCTTACTTAGATGCTCCTATAGAAAAAACAGAAGCAGATACTGCTAAAGTTATTGCAGATGCATATGGGGTATCGGTTGCTAGTGGAATGATTACATTAATACCAGGTTCAGCAATCATATCAGCACCTCCGACTAAACCAATTGAAGATGCTATAATAGATACCTTCAATCAGATAAAAGATTCCGAAGGCCCACCAACCCCACCTATGTTTTTAAAATGGGCAACTGAGACAGTAAACTATTGGGCAGGAGTTACATGGACACCAATACCACCCCCACCAGGATATGTATCACCAACGACTGGTGTTACCGTTCTAACAGGTGGAACTCCATCTCCATTAGATGTAGGGTTATGGGCCGCATTTAACAATCCACCAGCACCAACACCGATGGGTAATATTATATGTGGTAAATTGATATTAGCGTTCACAACACATCTACTAACTGTAAATGGATTATATAATGGATTAATCCCTGCACCACCTGCACCACCAATACCAGGCCCACCTTTTCCTTGGGTGGGTGTGTCATAAAACAAAAAAATTGATATTTATATAAAAGTATATTATTATGAAGGCAAAAGATTTAGCACAATTATTAGAAGTTATCGTAAGAAAGGTAGTTAGGGAAGAACTAAAACCAATCATTACGGAAGTTAGAAACGTATCTAAACCAATTATAAAAGAAACAAAGTCTAAACCTAAAAAGGTTAAAGACCCATTAGATATAAACATATCTGATATCTTAAAAGAAGAACGCACAACCACACCATCTAAACCAAAAACATTTGTAAAAAACCAGTTGTTAAATGAATTATTAAACGAAACTGCAAATGATGGTGAGTGGAGAAATATGGATGCTCAGTTTGGGTCTAACCAAGCACAAGGATTTGTGGGTGGGAACTCTAATACAATAGCCCCTACAGTAGATATAGATGGTAGACCCGTTGATACTAATAATGAAGAAGTTGCAAACGTTATGGGTGCAATGACAAAAGATTATTCAGCATTAATGAAAGCGATTGATAAGAAAAAGGGAAGATAACAAATGGCTAAACCACGAAAAGAATATTCGTATCAAACTTTAGATTTACAACCCGATGTCGCAGTCGGTATTACCTTACCATTCGGTAGTAATAAGGGATTGTTTACTTTAAGTTATACAACTGAAGAGCAATCCATATCCAACTTAAAAAACTTATTACTAACTAGAAAAGGAGAACGTCCATTTGTTCCTGAGTTTGGGTCTAGTGTATATTCTTTAATGTTTGAACAAATAGGAGCAGGTTTATCAGATAGTCTTAGGGAATCCATTACAGAGGATGTTAATTTCTGGCTACCATATATAGTTATTGATAACATTAATATTGAAGTAATAGAAGATAGAAACTATGTTCAAATTCAATTATCATATAGGGTAACAGAGGATGGTGTAAATCGACAAATTATTATGTATGTAGATAACGCAGGTTCAGCAACAATAGAATAGGTATATTATGGCAAAAAAAGTTAACAACGACTTAGTACAAAAGGATGTATCTTTAGTAGGTAGAGACTTCGGTGAATTTAGAAAAAATCTAATTGATTTTTCTAAAACATACTTTCCAAATACATATAATGATTTTAACGAATCTTCACCTGGCATGATGTTCATTGAGATGGCATCATATGTCGGTGACGTTCTATCATTTTATACAGACACTCAACTAAGAGAATCATTAATAACAACCGCAGAAGAAAATAGTAACTTATTTAATATCGCTGCAGCGTATGGGTATAAAGCCAAAAATTATGTACCTGCAACTGTTACTATGGATGTGTTTCAATTAGTACCATCTACTGGAACTGGTGATAATGTAAAACCAGATTTCACTTATGCAATGGTTATTTCTGATGGTATGTCAATTGGTTCAACTGACAATAGTGATGTTAGTTTTATAACACAAGGTCAATTAGACTTTTCATTCTCATCTTCACTAAGTCCAACTGAGGTGACCGTTTATCAAATAGATGAAAATACAAATGCACCAGTTTATTATTTATTAAAGAAACAAATTAAAGCATCAAGTGGTACTATTAAAACAAAAGAATATTCTTTTGAAAGTCCAAAGATTTATGATAAAATAAAATTGGAAGATGAGAATTTTATTAGAATTAAAAGTATAACTGATTCAGATAACGATAAGTGGACTGAAGTTCCGTATCTCGCACAAGACACAGTATTTGAGCAAATAGAAAACAACGAAGATAACTCAACACAATTTTCACAATTCTCAGACGATACTCCATATCTTTTACAATTAAACAGAGTACCAAAGAGATTTATAACAAAAATTGAAGATAGAGGTGTGGTGACAATTCAATTTGGAGCAGGTATATCTGCTAACGCAGATGAAGAGATTATACCAAATCCAGATAACGTTGGTTCTGCTCTATATGGAGTCGTTGGTGATTTAGACCAAGGAATCGACCCATCTAATTTTTTATATACTAAAACATATGGAGTTGCCCCATCTAATACAACGTTAACGGTTGAGTATTTAATTGGTAATGGTATCATAGACAATGTACCGGCAAAAGATTTAGTAACTGTTATTTCATCTACCCAAACATTTGCAAATGAACGTAATTTAGATACATCACTTGTAAACTTTGTTAGAAACTCTATAGCAGTAACAAATCCAGAACCAGCACGAGGAGCACGTAGTGAAGAATCTATGGATGAGATTCGTAACAATGCAATGTCATTCTTTGCAGCTCAAAATAGAACTGTAAGTAGAGAAGATTATATTATGAGATGTTATGCACTACCACCACAGTTTGGTTCAGTAGCAAAAGCATACATACTACAAGATTATCAAATTGAAAATAAAAAAAGTAATGGTGAAACAATCACATCTGAAATACCGAACCCATTAGCACTAAACTTATACACATTGGGTTACAATGATACCAATCATTTAGTACCACTAAACACCGCAACAAAAAATAATCTAAAAACTTATATTTCATATTATAGATTATTAACAGATGCAGTTAATATTAAAGACGCACATATTATAAACATTGGAATCGAATTCGAAATAACTGTAATGCCAGATTACAACTCTAATGTAGTTCTTTTAAATTGTATAAATGAACTTAAAGAGTTTTTTAATATTAATAATATGTCCATAAACAACCCAATACAATTATCTAAACTATATTTATTGTTGGATGGTGTTGATGGTGTTCAAACTGTAATTAGGCCCGATAAAGAGGGTGTTGGTGGATTTCAAATATTTAATAAATTTAATGGAAATTATTCACCGAATAAATATAGTATTAAGACTGCCACTAAGTTTGGAGTAATTTACCCAGCAAAAGACCCATCAATATTTGAAGTTAAATTCCCAAATACAGACATTAGGGGTAAGGTAGTAACTCAATCATTCTAAGGAGATAAACAATGATATATAGAATATACGGACAGAAAGATACTACCATTTACGAACAAACTGCTCGTAAAAATCAGAACGCAGGTAACGATTCGATATTGGAAACTACAAAGTTCTTTGATGAACTTAGTAATACAGATTTAATTGGCAATAGTAGAATACTTACACAATTTGATTTGACACCACTATCATCATCAATATCTTCAGGTGATATATCGGGTAATATAAAATTCTATTTAAATTTAACATCAACTCAAGAGACTGAAGTACAACGTGAATATACACTAGACATTCACCAAATATCAGGTAGTTGGAGTGAAGGGATGGGTTCGTTTTATGATAATCCAGTAACTACAGAAGGTTGTAGTTGGGTAAGTAGAAATGATTCAACATGGGTAACGAGTTCGTTTGCAGCAGATGTAACTGGCTCTTATACATTAAATGAAGGTGGTGGTAATTGGTATACTGCATCTGTTAGTAATACATTAGTATCTCAATCATTCAACAAATACACAGTAGATTTAAATGTAGATGTTACCGATTATGTAAATGATTGGTTAAGTGGTTCTCGCCCCAATAACGGATTTATAATTAAACGACCAAAATCACAAGAAATTGGTTCTGTTAAATATGGTTCATCTAAATTCTTTTCAAATGATACTAATACAATATATGTTCCTACGTTGGGTGTTAGATGGGTATCTGGTACATTCAACCCAGGTTCTTTAGAAGAACTTACTGATGATAATATTATAGTATATGCTAAGAATACACTTACTGAGTATAAGGAATCATCTAAAGCAAAACTTAGAGTAGTTGGTAGAGCAAGATACCCACAAAGAACTTTTGCAGATTCACACCCATATACTACAATTAAATATCTACCACAAACTACTTATTATAAGGTAAAGGATGTGGAGACGAATTTATCTATAATACCATACGATACAACATACACCACAGTAGATTGTGATTCAACTGGAAATTATTTTGATTTTTGGTTTAATACATTACAACCTGAGAGATTCTATCAATTTGAATTTAGAGTAGATAGAAGTGGTAAAAGTGAATATTTTGATGGGCCAATTTTTAAAGTAGTTAGATAATGCCAGAAAAAACAAAAAATCTTACAGTAGTAAAACGAGATGTTAATCGAAACACATCTAACCAAATCATTTCTTATGGATTGCCAAAATCTAAAGAAGAACAATATGGTAGTGTTAGACTAATATCAGCTGCCACATTTTATGAAAAAGAATCATACAAAAAGGTAATGGGTGTAGTTTCCGATGAACTTATCAATAACAATGGTGAATT